CGACTACTCGGCAGCGTCGAACACCGGCGACTACTCGGCAGCGTCGAACACCGGCAACCGATCGGCAGCGTCGAACACCGGCAACCGATCGGCAGCCAGCAACACCGGCTACCAGTCGGCGGCCGAGGTCAGCGGCCAGGAATCCGTCGCCGCATCCCTGGGTATCGAAGGCCGCGCTCGCGCGTCTGCCGGCAGCGCCATCGTTCTCTGCCATCGCGACGACGAGGGGCGCCTCATCCATATCCGCGCCAGCAAGGTCGGGGAGAACGGCGTAAAGCCGGACACCTGGTACCAGTTGAGCGCCGAGGGCGAGTTCGTCGAATTCGACGAGTGAGCCGCCACCGAACAGCGAACGAGTCGAGGGGCTAGCGCAGCCAGACCTGACGCATCCGGGGAAGTGCCCGGCGTTCGCTCCATTTGCCCTGATACGGGAAGAGAGGAATCCATGCCATCACTTGGCGAGTTCGCAGCGCTGCTCGTTGTGCTGTTTCTGACTATGTATTGGTGAGGTGAGAGATGAGCGAGTGGATAAAGTGCAGCGACAGGCACCCTGAGAACTCGGGCGAAGTCATGGTCTGGAGAAAGTGGCCGGGATGGGACTGCTTCGCTCCCGAGTTCGACCGCTGGGAATCTGACGAAAGCTCGGATTATGGCGGTTTCTGGATGCTGGCTGAGGACTCTTGCCAGCACATCGAAACCTGTGCCGATGGACCGGGCCATGTAAAGCGGCCTGAAACCACCCATTGGATGCCCCTACCCGCACCCCCGCAAGACGCCTGAGAGGCAGGAGAACAGAATGAGCAAGCAGGAGTGGGAAATTGTTAAGAGTGACTTTGACACCTACTACGTCCGAGAGAGTGAAGGAAGCTACATCGTCGAGAGAGTGATCGCAGAAGGAATCTGCAGCTTGGACAAAGCGCGCCTGATAGTTGCGGCGCCGGAGCTGCTCTCCCTTGCCAAGCGCTGGGCTGCGCTGGATGGCTCGACATGGCATCCCGAGCGTTACGAGGAAGAGAAGCGCGAACTTCTGGCGGCGACGAACGAAGCAATCGCCAAGGCCACCGCCTAACCGCGCCCTGGCGCATACACACTGGAGGCGAGATATGGCAGCTGGTGACTACTACTCGTGCGACGTCTGCGGCAGCAAGTGCTTCTACGACGCGAACCTGAACTACGAGTGGCCAGACAAGAACGGCAACGACTCGTGGGGGCATCCCATCCAGGCTGAAGAAATGATGCTAGGCACCAACTGCAAGCTCGACTACTGCGGCGACATGGCTGCTCTCTGTAGAGACTGTCTGGCGACACACGAGATTGTTGTGCGCGAGAAGAGCAAAGACTGACTCCCGGCAAGGACGCCACCCTTTAATGGGGATGCCTGCCATCGAAGTTCGGTAGTCGCCGCTAAATACGGCCATCCCCACCCCCCCTCTTAGCCCGGCAAGTCCGGGCATTTTTTCGCCTGTATGACGACAGAGAGACAGGACGCTGCCGCATGCACGCGAACGCGAGGTGAGACATGAAAGAACTCGGATACGAGGAAGGCTCTATCTGCAACCGCGATGGCTGCGAGGGCGTGATTGAGCTGGAGAAGGTAAGCAACTGTAGCTGCCATATCAGCGCACCTTGTTGGGCACATGAGAACGCTGACATGTGCTGCAAGGAATGTGGTTGGCGCGCGGCGGATGACCCTCTCTGTGTGCGCGAGATTCACACCATTACCCTCGACGTTGCTGGTCGGGGGGCTTTCCTTGAAAGCAAACCTCGCGTGCTTGATCCAACCAAAATCGACTGGACATGGGAACCGCATTCGGGCGCGTCAATGATCAAGAAGGGAGTTTTCCCCATCGGCACTTCGCGCGCCGAGGTTGAAAAAGCCGTGATCGGGACGTTTGGCGGCCGCTTCGAGTACTTCAACGAAGAGAAAGGCCAGTTCAAGTACATCGCCTACACCGACTGAGGTGAGAAATGAACACTGCATTGAAATACGCCCAGGAGCGCTGGGACAACGCGCTACCGCCTGATGATGACGGCGACCGCGAGTATGTCACCGCGCAGGTAGGGAAGCTCCTGAACTGCGAGGACGGTGATTGCGTGCCGTTCCATGATCGGAAAGAAAGGCCCTTTATCGGCCCTGAGTTTACGGTCTACGGCTTTGCCGGATTCGTGCCTGAGTGGCTCGCAGAGGTCGACAGCAAAGAGTGCCCGATGACTCAGCTACTCCTAGCCGTCCGCCGAGGCGATCTGGAACTGGCACAACGCATCTGGTTCCGCGCATTCGAATCCACGCTTATCGAGAACGCTGAACGACTGGTTAGGGAGAGGCGAGCATGAGCATTGACTGGAACACGGCACCGGAGGGTGCGACTCATTGGGAGCCGAGGGGGATAGTATTCAGCGAAGGCTGGATGAAAAAGGTCGGGAATGAATGGTCCTATTGGCTCGAAGGAAGCGAAGTGTGGGCCGGAGTGTGGGCAGATTGTTTTGTATCCGCAGAGCGTGAGGCGACATTCGAGGCTAGACCGCAAGAGGCCTGGGACGGGCAGGGCCTGCCGCCGGTAGGCATCGAGGCCGAGGTCATCTGGGACAGCACGGATGTTGCGTACTATCGGGCCAAGATCCTCGCTCACGACGAGGACCGCGTCGTGTTCCGCTGGTGCGAAGGCGAAAGCAAGGGGCAGTACGGGTCATATGCCGTTTTGAAATTCGGATCTCTTCCTGCTTTCCGCCCGCTCCGAACCCCTGAGCAGATCGCCGCCGAGGAGCGGGAGAAGGCAGTCGGTGATATGGCTATGTCAATTCAAGGAGTTCCATATCAGTACCCTACGCTTTACGCGCTATTTGACGCCGGCTACCGCCGCCAGGAGGAAGGGAAATGACAACCCCTATCGTGCAATCGATCAGTGATGAGCAGTTGGCGGAGATCGAGCGCGACATTTTGGCTCAAGCTCAAATCATGTCCGGCCAGTGCGAAGGCGGTGTATGGCTTCGCGGCGGTGACTGTCCTAAGTGCCAAGCAACACGCCATGATCGCTGCCAATTCCCTCTTTCTCAGAGCTACGCAATCCCCTCTAACGTAGAGGCTCTGATCGCTCGCCTGCGCGCTGCTGAGGCTGATGCTAAGCGCTATCGGTGGTTGCGGGACAAGTCGGCGGACGCAGACGGGGTCTATCCGATGGTGTCGCTTACCGATGACTGTGGCGATCAGGTGTCTAACTGGCTTTTCGGGAAGTCCGTAGACAAAGCTGTTGATGAAGCAATGGAGAGCACGCCATGACCATCACCATAGACCTGAAAGAGGCCGCCAAAGTCCTGATCTTCGGCGGCTTTTTTGTGGGCGGTATCGGCGCTTTCGCCTGGGCATTCGTGGGGATGGTTACGCCATGAGCAGAAGTGGATATTGCGACGATTTGGACAACTGGTCTTTTATCTGCTGGCGGGGCGCGGTCAGCTCAGCAATTAAGGGCAAGCGTGGCCAGGCCTTCCTGATTGAGTTGCGCGAGGCTCTGGATGCTATGCCAGAAAAACGCCTTATCGCTGATGAACTTGAGGCTGACGGCCAGTTCTGCGCCCTAGGCGTTCTCGGTGCCAAACGCGGGCTCGACATGAGCGGGCTCGACCCGAATTGCCGAGAGACTGTAGCGGCGGCGTTCGACATCGCTCCTGCTCTGGCTGCCGAGATCGTTTTCGAGAACGACGAATACCCTGGCTCCTACCAGAGGCAGGACGATGGCTCGATGAAGTGGGGGCGCGAAACGCCAGAGCATCGCTGGCGGCGTATGCGCGACTGGGTCGAATCGAGCATCCAGGCGTCTATGCCATGAACCACCACCTCAAGCGAATCATGCTCTACACAAAGCGCACCCTGCTAGGCGCGATGGTTGCGATCCTAATCGTGTTCAAGGCAATCGATCTCGGCGGAGCAATCACTGGCGAAGTCACCGCGGAGCAACCAGCTACGCACCTGTCCGCAGCAGGCCGGTAATCCGGATAACTGCGGCTTCCCCAGCGGGCGGTGGGCGGCATGAAGAAAACACCCGCAGCAGCGGCTTCTAGCGCAAGCAACTATCCCTCAGGGGTGACGCTGCCGAGTGGCGCCGTAAGCGCCTTTCCCCTTCTACCTGGAGAACGATATGACTCCCGAACAGTTCATC